GTATGGTGACGGAAAAGTGCTTTGCGCTACAGATCACCCACTTGTTTCTGGTGGAACTAACTCAAACCGTCCGTCTTCTGGCGCAGACTTGAATGAGACTTCTTTAGAAGCCGCTATCATTCAACTTTCTAACTGGACTGACGAGCGTGGGCTTCTAATAGCCGCAAAAGCTAACAAACTTATTATCCCAGCGGATCTTATGTTTGTTGCCGAGCGACTAATGAAGACCGACAACAGAGTTGGTACTGCAGACAACGACATCAACGCGATCAAGTCAATGGGCGTTGTACCGGGCGGGTTTAGTGTAAACAACTTCCTAACCGATACTAATGCTTGGTTCTTGACTACTGATGTCCCTAACGGTCTGAAGCACTTCACTCGTGCGCCAATGGCTACGTCTATGGACGGTGATTTTGACACCGGAAATGCTAGGTATAAGGCACGAGAAAGATACTCTTTTGGTGTATCTGACCCATTAGGAATCTTCGGTTCGCCCGGATCTTCCTAATAATACTTTTAAAGTATATGAAAGGGGGCCTTGTGCCCCTTTTCTTTTTTGTGTACTCTCAACATAACTAGGATTTTTATAAGCTATAACGACTGACCTAGCAGACACTTATTAGGACTTTATAGCGAAACCTTTAATAAGGAGGTAGCCCAAAATGGCTAATACAAGTTTTATAGGCGCAGTCCGATCCGAAAACGGATTTACTAAAATATCAAAAAATTCAACCACAGGAGCTATTACAGAAGGCTCTACTTATTCAGATGCCGCATCTATTACAGGTGTCACTTCTGCTACTGGTGGTCTTGTTATTGGAGCTGCAGATAGTCTTAAATTAATTGGTGTAACTTCAACTACAGACACTATTGCTGTCACAGATGATACAAATACAATCGTTACAATCGCTCAACCTGCAGGGACTATCTTAAAAGATTTAATAGCTTATCCTGCTGGTAACATTGTCACAGGTGGCTCTAGCGGCAATGACCTTGACATATTCATTGGTACATCTTCTGCTGGTACACAGCTTCTTGCTGCTACAGCATTACTAGATGATGGCGGTGCTGCCGTAACTTGGACAGCTAACGTACCACTGTACATTATTGAAAACTCTCACGGTCAAGCAGCTAATGCTTTTGCTACCGCAGGTATTGGCCCTCTAGGTGGCCCAGCTACTTCTGAAGCTATTGTTATTGCAGGAGCCTTATATAGTGCAGCTGCAAGAGACATTTTTGTTACTTTACGCCCAATAGGGGCTGATTTGGCTACAGCAGCAACTACTGTTAAGTACATTGCTGTATTCCAATATTTGTAATCACAATGGGGAGGTAAAACTCCCCTAATTGCAGGAGTAAGTTATGAAGATGAAAAAAATGAAGTACAACATGGGCGGCAAGGTCATGAAGTACAACATGGGCGGCAAAGTACCTACTTACGCAGGTATGCCTATGATGGCTGAAGGCGGTATGGTCAAAAAGAAAAAGAAGAAAGTCAGCAAGAAAAAATCTATTGATGGTATTGCTAGACGAGGCAGAACTAAAGGCCGAATGGTCTAAGAGGGTATAATTATGGGTGGGTATTCAGATGTAATTCCGGTATCGATTACCGCAGACACTGTAGCCTTAGATGCAGATGGCATATCAGTAGCCGCGTCTGTTGGCAATAATGCGGCATTGGTTATTGGTGGTGCTTTAGCCGACAGTGGTTCTGTTACACTTAGTCATGGAAGACTAATAACTATTCTTTCTGCAGGCGACGATAGTGGAATATCATTTACTGTAGTTGGTACGGACGTTAACGGTGATTCGCAAACAGAAACAGTAACAGGCGCAAATGCAGGCACAGCAACAAGCAGCAAGTATTTTAAGACGATTGCAAGTATTACTGCCGTAGGAAACCCCGCAGGCAACGTATCAGCAGGAATTAATGCTTCAGCCGCCGACGCTATCTTTACAATGAGAAGCAGGCTAAAAGGTATGTTTCTAACCAGCACAGCAACAGCAGGAGAGATTAACTTTCTTACGTCATCGCCATCAGGCACAAGTATTATGAAACTTAGTTCTGTTAGTGATGCTAATGCGACAAGAGATGTGACAATACCTGACGAGGGCGTGGTGTTTACGAGTGGTATCTATATACAGTATACCGTGTCAACATTCTTAACCATGACAGTGTTTCATGCGTAATGGCTACTTCAACAACAACGGCGTTTAATCTTGATTTAAACGAGATAGTAGAAGAAGCGTTTGAACGTGCGGGTTCAGAAATGCGTAGCGGGTATGACTTAAAAACCGCAAGACGCTCTCTTAACTTGTTATTTGCTGAATGGGCTAACAGAGGCATAAACCTCTGGACTATAGAAGCAGGTACACAAGTATTGACTGCAGGCACAGCAACTTACGATTTAGCTTTAGATACTGTTGACTTAATCGAGCACGTTATAAGAACAGGAACAGGCACATCCCAGTCCGATATAGGCATATCGCGTATAAGTGTGTCTGGGTATGCTGGAATACCTAACAAAAACATTACAGGTAGACCCAATCAGATATACATTAATCGCAGAAGTGGGGCTACCGAGAGCAGTACAGTGATGTACCCACAGTTTACTGTGTGGCCTGTACCTGACACTACAGAAACCTACACACTTGCTTACTGGCGCTTAACTAGGATACAAGACGCTGGAAACGGGGTTAATACACAAGATGTACCGTTTAGGTTCTTACCGTGTTTGATTGCAGGTTTAGCTTATCATCTATCGTTAAAGATACCCGGAAGCGAGCAACGCACCCCCATGCTTAAAGCTATGTATGACGAAGCGTGGCTAGAAGCCTCAGATGAAGACAGAGACAGGTCTTCTATGCGTATGGTTCCTAGAGTGTCGTATGTATAGATATGGCTAGTCGCTTTGCTACAAACAAATACACTATTGCAGAATGTGATAGGTGTGGGTTTCAATACAAACTAAAAAAACTTAAAGAAATCTATATAAGGACAAGAAAAACAAATCTGTTAGTATGTCCTACTTGTTGGGAGTCTGATCACCCACAAAACTTACAAGGTATGTATCCTGTTGTTGATGCTCAAGCAGTAAGAAACCCAAGACCCCCACAAGGGACAGATGTAGTAAATATATTTCAGTGGGGTTGGGAGCCAGTTGGTTTTAACGACAACGATGGGTTAGTACCAAATAATTTGAAAGGAACAGGTAAAATAGGTACTGTTACAGTAGATACAGTGAATAGCTGAAGGAGCTAATATGAAAGTAAAAGTCAAAGATATGAGCACTATCAAACCTTGTGCTATGCCGACTAACGCTGGGTATCCGAATAAAATACCTAACACCCAAACTAAGAAGATGAAGGGTGCAGGTGCAGCAACTAAAGGTACTGGGTTTAGCAATAAATCTAACTAATAACAATGAATTACGGCGCATTAGTTGCAGCAATTAAATCTTACACAGAGAGTGATTTTTCAACTACTGATGTAAATTTATTTATCACACAAGCAGAAGAAAGAATATATAACAGTGTGCAGATTGCTTATTTACGTAAAAATGTTACGGGCACAATAACAATCAATAATAAATACTTAGCTGTTCCTGATGATTGGTTGGATACGTATTCTTTAGCTTTGATAGACGGTAGTGGTAATTACAACTATCTAATTAACAAAGATGTTAATTTTATAAGAGAGGCGTTTCCGTTACCCACAGCAACAGGTACACCAGAGTATTATGCGTTGTTTGACGATAGCGCGTTTATACTAGGCCCAACACCAGACGCAGGGTATTCTGCAGAGCTGCATTATTACTACTACCCAACATCTATCACAAACGGTAGTACAGACTCAAATACTACTTGGATTGGTGATAACTACAGCACAGTCTTGCTTTACGGCAGTTTGCTAGAAGCCAATATTTTTCTAAAAGGTGAGCCTGATGTCATGGCAGAGTACCAAAAACGGTATGATGCAGCGTTAGGAGCGTTGAAACAACTGTCAGAATACAAGAACCGTAATGACTCCTACAGGGCGGGTCAGGCAAGAAAAGCTACGCTATAAGGAGATACTTTAATTATGGCTATAACACAAACAATGTGTACGTCTTTTAAAAAAGAAATACTTGAAGCCGTACATAATTTTAGTGCCGTTGGGGGACATACTTTTAAGATAGCTTTGTATACGTCTAGCGCTACTATAGGAGCAGACACCACAGCATTTACTACCACAGGCGAAGCAAGTGGCACGAACTATACTTCTGGAGGGAATACTCTTACTAGTAACGGGCCGTCAAGTGGTGGCACTACAGGATTTTGTGATTTTGAAGATACTTTTTGGAACTCATCAAGTATTACGGCAAGAGGCGCATTAATCTACAATAGCTCACAAAGTAACAAGGCTGTATGCGTATTAGATTTTGGTTCTGACATAACAAGCAACCCTGACTTTAGAATACGGTTTCCTGTAAACGACGCAGATACAGCGATTATTAGGATTACATAATGGCGAATAGAACGAATAGCGGTT